TGTATATAAACATCAGCACTATGTTATTATTACCAGACAAGGAATAGAAAAGATAGCTGCAAAAGAAAACATTGCAATCAATTACGAGGTTGTAAAATGTGAACCCAGCTTTGCAGTTGTAAAAGCATACGCAAAAAAAGAGGGTGTAGAAATACAAACATTTGGTAGTGCATTAAAAGGTGCTAACTATAAAGATGGTAATTGCAACAGTTGGTATGTAATGGAGATGGCAGAGAAACGTGCATTGTCAAGAAGTGTACTAAAGCTAACTGGTTTCTACGAACTTGGAGTATTTGGTGAAGATGAAAGTGATGATTTTAAAAGAAAATAAAAACACGAGGTATTGCGTGTAATGACAATACCAAATTTAATCTATATATTATGAGTGCAATTATCAACGGAAGTATTAGAGTAGATAGACTACCTAAAGAGAAATTTATTAAAGGCAAGGACGGCGCGGTGTACTACAATTTTACCATAGCGGTTCAAGATGAAACCAGGTACGGTAACAACGTAGCTTTTATGGATAGCCAAACCAAAGAAGAACGTGAAGCAAAGGTTGCTAAAACCTATCTTGGAAATGGTAAGGTTGTTTGGATGTCACCAGATGGTGTAACGGTTGCTGAAAGAGATGACCAACCACAAGCGGTGGCAGAACCAGCAAGTGATGATTTACCATTTTAATTAGCCAATTAAAGGTGTAGGTTTTTAACTTACACCTTTTTTTTTATATATTTAACAAATGACAGAAAAAGAAACAGAACAGAATATGTTGATGGAGTTTATTGCAGATACTTGCAAGATAGACATTACAAAAAAAATAGATTACCCACCAGTATGTTTAAGTTATGGTGAAAAGGTTTTACAATCAGATAAAGGTGATAGCATCATACCAATCGCTTTAGGGACATTTGGCAACCTATCAGTTATAACTGCACCACCAAAGACAAGAAAAAGTTTTTTTTGTAGCTTATTAGCAAGTGCTTATTTAAGTGGTTCAAATATTTATGGAGGGCAAATAAAAGGGCATAGAGGTAATGGTGATTTAATTTACATAGATACAGAACAAGGAAGCTGGCACGCATCTAAAGTATTTAAAAGACCATTAGATATGGATAGCAACATACCAAAAGATAAATATCATACGTTTGCATTGCGTACAATTAGTTTTAAAGAGCGATTAGAGTTTATTGAATACTACTTAAAGGAACACATAAAAGAACCATCTCTGCTTATTATAGATGGTGTAGCAGATTTATGTGCAGATGTAAACAACATAGAAAAAAGTAATGAATTAGTTAGTGCATTAATGAGAATTAGCCAACAACAAAACGTACATATAATTTGTGTAATACATCAAAACTTTGGAAGTGCTAAACTTGGAACTGGTCATTTAGGGAGTGCATTAGAAAAGAAAGCAGAAACTGTAATAAGTTTGGAAGCAAACACAGTAAATAAAGATTGGACAACGGTTAAGTGTGGTAGAAGTAGGGGTTACTCTTTTGAAACATTTAGCTTTGAGGTAAACGAAAAAGGATTGCCAACAATAGTTGGTGATTTATATGACCCTTTAAAATGATATGGTACAAAAAACAATGATTATAGTTGCTGCAAAGCACAAAGAATGGGTAGAAATAGTTTTATCCTTTGGCTGCAAACAAGAAATTGCAGAAGATATTGTGCAAGAAATGTATTATAAAATACAACTGAAACTTGAAAAAGGTTTGGATATAATGTACAACGAAAAAGAAATAAACTACTATTATATTTTTAAGACTTTAAGAACATTGTTTTACGATTTAAAAAGAAAAGGTAAAAACATCACAATGGTTTCTATGGATGACATACACTTAACAACATCAGATGTAAACTATCAAGAACCATACGATAAAATACAAGAAGAACTATCAAGAATGTTTTGGTATGATAGAAAAGTATTTGAGATAATAAATGAGGGTGAAAGCATTGCAGAATTTTCACGCAAAAGTTTAATACATTACTACTCACTTTACAACACATATAACAAAGTCAAGAATAAATTAAAAAAATTATTATGAGCAGCTTAATTAGAAACAGTAAACAAGTAAGGCAAACAATAGATTTTACTGGTGTACAAAGTGGTAAAATACACCCAACAGATATTGATGCCGTATTAGAATTTGATAATAAGGTTTTAATATTAATGGAAGTAAAAAGAAAAGGTAATATAATACCAACTGGTCAAAAATTAGTTTTAGAAAGAATAGCTAATTCTTGGCATACAAATAAATGTGTAGTTTTTTATGTAACACACGATTTTAAAAATGATGATAAAGATATACCATTAGATAAATGCAATGTAGATAGTGTTTATTTAGACAAGGAATGGAAATCAGCAAAGAAAGTTATGAACCTTATTGATACCTTAAAATATTTTAAAAAAGAATGGGATATTAAAAAATTAGAATTATGAAAATAGGAAACATTATTTATTACATTACAAAATATACTGGCATTAAATACCTGGTGGATAAATACCATAAGTTAAGAGGTACTAAATGTGATTGCAACAACAGAAGAAAAAAGTTAAACGAAATAAAAATTGAAAGATGGTAAAATTTACTAAAGAAGATTTTCAAAGCTGGAGTGACTTTAGGTCAGAACCAAAAAATACTTTACAACCAAATGAGTTTGAATTAATATGCCAACTGCACGCAAAGTACTATAATCATAAATACCATAAACCTTGCACTTGCAATCCAAAGAAAATAAAGTTGTGGATAAAGCAGCTTAACGTAATTTGGAACAATGGGCATTAAAAAAATTAATGAGTGGGAAAAGGCAGTTGTATTTCTTTTAAATCTTGATGGTTGGGAGTTGGAACATTGTGGTGATGGATATTCAAGATACGATGCAAAGGGCAAAACACCAAAGGGTATGGATTGCGTTATAGAGATGAAATTTAGAAACAAGTACTATGAAGATAAGCTAATTGAAAAAGACAAGTACGATGCTTTAATAGCACTTGATGATGTTGTGAAATTGTTTTTTGTAAATGACCCTAAAGGAAACTTTATGTATTACCTCAACACACTAGAGATGCCAACACCAGTAAAAAAGTACTGCCCAGATACTACAATGTGGACAAAGAAAAGACTTTTAAAAGATGTGTACTTGCTTAAAGAAAATCAAGCAGTTAGAATAAATATAAATCTTTCTTAAAAAAAGTTATAAAATTTTTTGTTTATAAGATAAATATTTTTATATTGCGGTATATTAATAATTTAAAACAGAATATTATGCCAGCAAGTTTAAATTTTACAGACAAAAAATTATCAAGAGAATTATTAAAAGGTGTTAAAAAAACACAATGGAGACAAAGCCTAAATCGTAAAGGTTCAAGCTATTTTAATTTATCTGATGTAACAAAAAAAACAGATAAAGCTATTTTTATATCTACACCAACACACCCAAAATGTAATGAGGGTTTTTGGATACCTAAAAGTGTTTGCCTTTTTAGATATGAAAACCATTGGTCAAATAATAGCTTAGTAAGAGTTACAATAGAGATGCCTTATTCTTTTACCACACAAGGTAAAGACGAAGCTAAAAATGGCGGTTTTTCAGCAGCACACGCAATAGCTAACTTTGCAACAAAAAATAGAACTGACATATATTGTAATGCATAAAAATATAGGGGTGTAAAAGCCCCTTTTTAAATTATGGAAGTAAACAAAGCAGCTTGGGAAAAGTTAAGAAAGCAGATAGAATATCACACAGAACAAGATAGTGAGATAACTGATGTACATATTAACTACCAAGTTAAACCAGCAAAGAATAAAAATTATTTAAGACTTAACATAACAATAGACAAATGGGACAAGATAACAGAATAAAAAAATTAGAAGCTCAAATAGAAATTTTAAAATCACAACTAGAAGAAGCACAATCACATACTTACATATATGACACAGATACTTTATGGTGTAGTGATGGAGAATTATGTTTTGGATATAACAATAACAAAACCCTTGTGATGAATGTAGACCAGCTTTTTAGAGACTTACCATCTATAATTAGTATGGTAACTAAAGAACAAAATAAGATGCATCAAATGCACCTTAAAATGATTAAAGAGGCATTGGTATGATTTTATTAGTAGATGCAGATAGTTTAATTTTTGCAAGTTGCTATCGTAAAAGAGAAACACCAGATGATGAAAAGTATTACACAGATATAGCTGATGCAAGAAATAAGTTTGACCAGCAGTATATGAAGATTGTAAATGACTTGGAAGATAAATACACCATAGACAAAGTATTATGTTTTAGTGGTTCAAAGGGTAACTTTAGAAAGCTAATAACACCAGTTTACAAAGCCAACAGAAAAAAACAAGAATTGCCACCATTATTAAATGAGATGCACCAATTTGTAAAAGAACAATATGATAGCATTTGGGGTTACGGTGTAGAAACAGATGATATGGTTGCAAGGTATTGGAAAAAAATATCTGATGATATTGGTAGAGATGAAGTAATGATTGTATCAATAGACAAAGACTATAAACAATTCCCTTGCTTGATGTACAACTATCACTACAAGCACCAAGTGATATTAGATATAACAGAAGAAGAAGCTATTTACAATTTCTATGAACAATGCATCGTTGGCGATACTGCTGACAATGTAAACTACTTTAAAGGTAAGGGTAAGAAGTTTGCAGAAAAGCATTTTAAAGATTGCACCACAAAATACCAATACACAAGAAAGCTATACGAATTATTTAAACAAGAATACAAAGGTAAAGCCAGACAAAAATACACAGAGTGCTATCACCTTTTAAAATTAAGAACACAATGAGGCAGTTTAAACCACTTAAAGGACAGAAACACCTTAAGCCATCAAACAAAAACCAAAAGGCAAGAAAGAAGCTACAAAGAGCAAGTAGGGTAGAAGAACAAAGAAAGCCAAGAATAAAAAGAAATGGTGTACTAATAACAAAAGATATGAAAGACAAAATAGTTGAAGATTTAAAAAGAGAATTTGACATAAGAAGTTGTGTAGGTATAGACAAATACAAAACAACTTTACAAGACAATAACAATGATGATTTCTTGCAGCACCTAAAAGAAGAACTAATGGATGCAGCTTTATACATACAAAAACTACAAAGCAAATGAATTACAACACAGTAACAACAATATTAGAAACACCAGAACAAGTAAGTGATTTACTTATTACATTAACTGGCATAGATATATACAAACAAACAAGAAAAACTGAATACGTTGAGCATAGAGCATTGCTTTGTCATATATTAAGAAATAAACTTGATATGAGGTGGGTAAGTATATCTGACTTTATAAAATCAAAAGGTAAATCATTTGACCACGCAACGGCAATACACGCAAACAAAATGTATCCATTGTACAAAAAAGATAGATTTGATTATTACGATAAACTTGAAAGTAACTTTATAGTTAAATCACAAATAGAGTATAGCCAAATTTCTAAATTAGAAGTAATACAAAAAAAGTATGAAACACTAGAAAAAGATTATTTCAAGGCAATAGAAAAGTTAAGCAACTACGATAGGCAATATTCAAATGGTTACACACCAAATGAAAAGCAATACAGAGATTTAGAAGAAGAACAAAAAGCTATGTATGATGAAAGAGCATCTTTAGTATTAAAGTCTTTTGAATGGAAACAAAACAATAGTGAATACGAAATAATAAACTGTGCAACGTGATAAAAAAAGAATGGCTATTTATGCAAACACCAAAAGAGAAAGCATACCAATTAGTAAAAGAATTTTATGTGGAAACAACAACAAGCACAGAGGCAAAACAATGTGCTAAACTACATACAAGGCTTATACTTGAAAATGAAATAATAAAACCATCTAATAACCTAGTGATAGAATACTATCAAGAAGTGTTAAACGAAATAGAAAAGCTATGAGCAAGAAACTAATACAAAAGCTACAACAACTCATTGATAAACTACCAAAGGGTAAAGAAAGAAAAGCAATAAGAGAAAGACTGTTAAAATTAAAGCTAAATAAATAAATATGAATTATCAAACCTTTTTATTTTCTCAATTATTTATGAAACATATTGAGAACAACAAAACACAATATCAAGAACTTGCATATGATTTAATTTACGGTGAAGTTTTACAACATAAAAATTCATTTATAAATTCAAATTATAATGTAGACGTAAGAAGCGAATACGATTGTATTTCTGATTACCTTTTAAATGAAATTAAATAAATACATTAAATACGTTATATAGATATGGAAAAAGTAAAAATTAGTAAAGTAGTACCAAATGAAAACAATCCACGTTTCATAAAAGACTATAAATTTAAAAAACTAGTTAAGTCAATACAAGACTTTCCAGAGATGCTAAAGCTGCGCCCTATTGTAGTGAATAGTGATATGGTGGTGCTAGGTGGTAATATGAGATTAAAGGCTTGCAAAGAAGCTGGTTTAAAAGAAGTGTATATTTTAAAAGCTGATAAACTTACAGAACAGCAACAAAGGGAATTTATTGTAAAAGATAATGTTGGCTTTGGTGAATGGGATTGGGACATACTCGCAAATGAATGGGACAACACACAATTAAAAGAATGGGGAATGGATGTTTGGCAGCCAGAAGAAGATATAAGTAATAATACAGATTATAGCAATAATAGTTTAGACGAAAAACTTAATAGGTTTTTAGATGCTAAAATTAAAAATATTACAATCCCTTTTGAAAATGAGGAATTTGATGATATTGTTGATAGGTTAGAAAAATTACTCCTAAAATATAATTGTGAAGATTATAGAACATTAATATATAAAATCCTTGAAAATGAAAAAATATAATTTAACAAAACATAACGACAGTAGCAACCTACTTAAAACTACACCTAATATAAATGATTTTGATATTGTTATTAAAGATAATACTTCTTTTTTTTTAGATGGCGAATGTATTGGTATTTATATAAATGTACCAAAAGAATTACTAACTTATGTTAGGGAAGCAGCAAAAGAAACAAAATATGTAGAAACTTATAGGGCAAATACATTACCAACTAAAAGTTCTGTATTTGGTGCATTGCCAAGGGTAGCATTACGAAATGACTTTTGTAGGTTCAGCAACCAAACAATTACAGAAAAAAACAATACAGACAAGTTATTTACTTTCCAGAAAACCCTTTGTGAAATATATAAAGAATACCTACCAGAATTATATAATTATGATTTAGAAAAAGCAAGGGGTTTAATAGATGATGATTACAGGTTAATTGACACACCTTACACAACTGCAAATATAAATGTAAATCACGCAATAAAATACCATAGGGATAGTGGAAATATAAAAGGTAGCTTTAGTAATGTACTAATTTTAAAAGAGCATTGTAATGGTGGCGAATTAGTTTTACCTGAATATAGGATTGCTTTAGAACAATCTGATGGAGCATTATGTATATTTAAAGGTCAAGAAGAAATTCACGGTGTTATGCCTTTAAAGCCTTATAAAGAAAATTTTTATAGAGCAAGTATTGTTTATTATACTTTGGCACAATTAAAACATTGTTACCCTTATAAAGATGAAGTTACAAGGTTAAATATTAAAAAAAGAGAAAGAGCAGTAAAAAGGAAAAATAAAATAGACCCAAGAAATAATGAGCAAAAGTAGACACATAAAAAAGGAAAGTTTACTAGCAGCACTAGAACAAAGTTTAGGTGTGGTTACAGTAGCTTGTAAGAAAGCAGATATACCAAGAAGCACATATTACAAATGGCTTAAAGAAGATGAAGCATTTGCTATTGAGGTAAGGGATATTGAAAACGTAGCACTAGACTTTGCAGAAAGCCAACTACACAAACAAATATCTGAAAACTCAACAGCAGCAACAATATTCTATCTAAAGACAAAAGGTAAGAAAAGAGGTTATATTGAACGTCAAGAAATAACTGGTGCAGATGGAATGCCTACTAACTTTCAAATAGAGATAATTGATAAAACCGAAGATACAGACTAATATTGTCTATAAGCATTTAGCCAATACAGATAAAAAGATTGTAGTTGAACAAGGTGGTACAAGGTCGGGTAAAACTTACAATATACTTTTATGGGTTATATTTAATTATTGTGCAAACAACAATGACAAGATTATAACTATATGCCGTAAATCATTTCCAAGTTTACGTGCAACGGTAATGCGTGATTTTATGGCTATACTGCAAAAGTATAAATGCTATAGTGAGCAATACCATAATAAGTCTAATTCAGAATACCACCTATTTGGAAACCTTGTTGAATTTATATCTTTAGACCAGCCACAAAAGATTAGAGGTAGGAAACGTGATTTACTTTTTGTTAATGAGGGTAATGAACTTTATTTTGAAGATATGCAGCAACTGTTGTTTAGAACACAAGATAGGGTAATACTAGATTTTAATCCATCAGATGAGTACCATTGGATATATGACAAACTAATTACTAGAGATGATTGTGTATTTTATAAAACCACCTACCTTGACAATCCTTTTATTGAAGCATCTATAAGAAGTGAAATAGAGAGGCTTAAAGACACAGACGAACAGTATTGGCAGATATATGGTTTAGGTGAAAGAGCAGCCAGTAGAAGCACTATATTTAAGTATGTTGAGGTTAATCAGATACCACAAGAAGCAGAACTAATTGCATACGGAATGGACTTTGGATATACTAATGACCCTACAACTTTTGTTTCTGTTTATAGCCAAGGGCATAATCTATATATACAAGAGCATTTATATAGAACCCAAATGACTACAAGCGATATAAACAAGTTTCTTAAAGAACTAAACCTAACAAGCAAACCAATTTATGCAGATAGTGCTGAACCTAGGTTAATATCAGAACTGCGTGCAATGGGTAATAATATATTTTCTAGCATAAAGGGTAAGGATAGTGTGAATGCTGGTATTGACTTACTTAAAAGATACAAGATACATATACTATCCACCTCAACAAATGCCATAAGTGAGTTTAGAAACTACAAATGGAAAGAAGATAAAGGTGGTATGCTTATAAATACTCCAGAAGATAAACACAACCACATTATTGACCCGTGCCGTTATGCAACTTATTCTATATTAAGCAGACCAAACTTTGGTAAATATGCTTTACACTAAAAAAAGTTTACAATACAACTTACTTATAATCAGCTATTTATAAATTATTTTAAAAATAGTTGTTAAATTGTTTGTTTATAACATATAGTTAGTTGTATATTTGCGTATAACTAATTAACTAAAACAAAACATTATGACAACTTTAAATTTAACACAATTAGAAAAGGAAGTACTAACTATCATCTCTTGGGGTGACGAATACGAAGACACACCTACAGAGGGTTTTGACACTATACTAGATAGTTTTGAAGGGAATAAAAACGAGTTAAAAGGCGTTTTAGGTTCACTCTATAAGAAAGAATTAATATGGATAGGAGAATTTCCGAATGGAACTAGTAGTTATCATTTAGATTGTGAAATATAATAAACAACTAAAACTAACGGGGGTGTAAAAGCCCCCTTAACAAAACAGATATGAAAGACACAGTTTATTTACCAGTAGAAGAATTTCAAAAGCTATATAGTATTAAGATAAGGTTAGAAACCTATTTTAGTTATATGGAAGATAATAGAGGTGCTTTAAAAAATATTGCACCAACTTTTTTAGAAGATGCCAAAGAATACATCAAAGAATACAACGAACTAACAAATGGTAGATAATATGTATAGTAATTGTTGTGGTGCAGAAGCATCTTATTTAAGTGATGAATTATGTGGTTCTTGTTTAGAACACGCAGTATTTAACGAAATAGAAGAATAGATATGAAACAGATAATAGATAAACACACACTAATAAAAGTAGTCAGATTAAGAACTGGCATTATTACCGAACAATGGAAAAATTTAGAAACTGGAATAATTAAAATAATAACATTATGAATAGACTAGCGGAAATTATAGAAACGTATATAAACGGAAACATAACCGTTGCTAAAAATGAATTTAGGTATTGGAGAATAGATTTAATTCAAGTAGTGCAATGCAGCGAATTATTTGGTATACGGCAAACGATTAAAATATTAAAGGCTATTGGTTTATCGGATATGTATATTATTAATTCGTTTCACGATTACGATAGGCAA